GCTTCCAGCAGTTGGATCTGCAGGGGCACCGCCAGGCCGTCATTGGGCCGGCGCATCCGCAAACGGCCGAACGCGTCACCACCCTCCACGGTAGAGCGCACGGTTAACGCTTGTTGACCATAAAAGTTCAGCAGGCCGGACGGGTCGCACTCATCGGCCCAGATCGCCCACAACTGCTCGAGGTCCCTGTTGAGGCCCTTGTCAGGGGTCGTGAACTGCGGCCGGATTCCGGTGCCCACCACGTTGGCCTCAATGGTCGAGACCGCGGCGTCCATCATTCCGATGTTGCGCACGCCATCCCGCAGGCGGCGGCGCAGTGTGTCGGAACTCCCCAGCACCACATTGGGCCCGCCGTTCACGCCTCCCCACGACTTCGATCGGCGCGACGAAGATGCGGCGTCATAGCTCCCATGCGCCTTGGTGCCATGCTGGACGGCGACGACCTGCCCGCCGTCGATCATCGCTCGCGCGCCGGTCGCCTTGTTGCGAACCACCACGCGGGCCGACCTCACCCGGCCCGCCATCACCGCAGCCCCGAACTGCCGCTGAGTTGCGAGACGCGGCGGCGCGTGGTCCGCCCCGCCAACTCAGCCTCAGCCTCGGCGATCATCCGGCGCATCTGGGTGCGGGTGTCATAAGTGACCTCCGTGCCATCCGGATACCGCACCGTCCGAATGCCGCTGCGATACGCCTTTTCGAGCTCGTCGAGCGCACTCTGGGTCCAGGCCATACGCCTCCCCCTCAGCTGTTCACGAAACTGCTTCGAATGACCCTCCTTCGGCGCGTGCGCGCGGGGGTAGGTGGGTCAGTCGGGACGATGGGAGCCTTGTTGGCTTCGAGCCGCTGGGCTTCGGGCGTGCCAACGCGGACCTCCGGCGGCCGGTCGGCGGGCACACCCATGCGCTCTGCCTCGGTGTCCAAGCTCTTGCCGTGGGCGATGAACAGGCCCCACAGGGCCGCGTAGGCGTAGACCCGGCAATCCAGCGCCTCATGGGCGACGTTCTTCTTCGCGGTCCAAACCCTGCGGCGCGTCCCGTTCGGGCCCTTCACTTCCTTCAGGTATTCGCCGGTCAGCTGAACGAAGTAGTTCACGTGGGCGGTGTGCGGGAAATGCATGTATCCCGGGCCCGGCGCGTCCAGGGCGAGACAGTTTGAGATGCGATCCTTCGCGGCGTTGGTCCCGATGATCACTGGCTTGTAATCGCGCGAGCGACGGCGGGTGACACGGGCGCGGGGCCACACCGGGTCGCGTTGCGCGGACGTTTCGGAGGCGCCCTTGATGGCCCAGATCCGGCGGGCGGTACGACGACGGCAGAAGTTGTAAACCGCCTGCGTGTTCGCTCCGCCGGAGTCGATGCAGGTGGCCATGATGGTGAAGGGCACGCCGTCCGCCCGGTACCACTGGCGTTTCAGCAGTTCGTCGAGCCGCTCCCAGACCTCCGGCAGGTCGGGGTCGCCTTCGAGCACCTCGTAGGCGATCTGCCAGCTTTCCTCCTGGCGCCCCCAGCCGACGATCTCGACTTCAAGCCGATCCGGCTGAACGTCCACGCCAGCGGTGAGAATGGCCACCAGGAAGGGAACATCCCCCGCCCAAACCTCCCGCCTGTCCATAAGGCGATCGGGCTTGATGTCTTGGCCGATGCGCTGCCGGTAGGGCAGCCCAAGCTGGGTGTTCCAGAAGATCTGCCGCAGGCCCTCGTCGGTTTTCGCCTCAAGCCATTTCCTGGCGATCCGATGCGGGCGATCCAACGACCAGGGGGAAAGCAGTTTGCCTCCCTGGAACGAGGCGTGCTCATTCGGCACCGACCATCTGCCGCAGCACGAGCACTTCGCCCGGTAGACCGCGTGTTGCCGGCCTTCCCACCAATCCCAGACCTCACCTACCGGGTCCGGGTGGTCGTCCGGGAGCGCTTCGTATGCGTCCAGCGGGCTTTGCCGTTGGCCGCAACAAGTGAAGGGGCGCGTCTGGTGCCACCGGATGGTGGAGAGGGCCTTCAGGCGCTCGGCTTCACTCCACGCGGCTCCGCACGAACCGCAGAACACCTGGGCGGTATCCGGCAGATGCTCGCCGGTGTCCTCATCCTTTGACCAATGAACGTGCTTGAAGAAGTCGAGAAACTGCCGCCGCCCGCAGTGCGGGCACTCGATCGACGCGCGGCGTTGATCTCCCTCTGCGAAACTGGCCTCAATCCGGCTCTCGCCCTCCGTCGTGGGAGAGCAGGCCCGGATTGATCGCGCCCGCTCTTCGAAGGTGGCCAACCGTTCTTCGGCGAGGCCGATGACGTCGCCCTCCTTCGTCGGCGCGTACTTGTCGACCTCATCCAGTAGCGTGATCCGGATCGGGCGGCGGGCCAGGTTGTCGGGGCTTCCCGCACCGACCATCGCAAGGAAGCCACCCGGGAACCGTTTGAAGCCGAGTGTGTTGCCTGACGTCCTGGACTTCCGGCCGCCGATCAGGGCCCGCAGCTTTGGCGAGGCCTGGATCATTGGTGCGATCCGCTCGACCGAGAACTGGATAGCCGCCTCCTCCTTCGGCTGCACCAGCAGGATCGGCGAGGGGTCCAGATGGGCGTAGTAGCCGAAGGCGTTCTCCAGGACGCTGCTTTTGAGCAGCTGGGTGCACACCATGAGGGTGATGACCTTCACGCCCGGCTCCGTGATCGCCATCATCGGGCCGCGAGCCGCCTCAACCTTCGAAGTGCGCCACCGGCCAGAGTTCGCGCCGGCGCCAGCGGCCAGACGCCGGTAGCGATCGGCCCAGTCCGGAACCGACATCCGCGGTGGCGGCGTCAGCCCCCTCCGCCCTGCGCGGCCGATCCGATCAAGCCTCGGGTCCGTCGTCGTCTGGTTCAGATCAAGCCTCGGGTCCGTCGTCGTCTGGTTCAGAGAAGTCGATGCTGTCGGTGTCGGGTTCGCCGAGGTCGCTGAGGTGGTCCGTGACATGATGTGTCAGCACCTCCGTCACCCGGTCGACGTCGACGCCCAGGTCAGCGGCGACCATGGGCGCGACCCGGGCGGGCCAGTTCAGCCATGCGTCGCGCACCGCGCGCATCATCTCGAAGATCTGCCGTTCAGCCTTGGCTGTTTCGACCAGCTCGCCGGCCTGTTCGCGCAGCTTCAGGACCTGCTGCCCGGCCATGGCGTTCCGGTGGATCTTGTCCGCCTCCTGGAACGACCTGAATTGGCCATCCAGGACGTCCTTCAGGAAGTCGACGAACTCGCCCTCAAGGGTCTCTGGATCATCGCTGGCGGCGCCCTCGCCAACACTGGTTGGCTCACGCGGCGGCCAAGGCGCTGGTAGTTCGGCGGCAGGCGCGGACTCGGCGGGGTTAACAGATGTGTTAACCGGGTTGTTAACCCCGGTGTTAACCGGCTCGGCGCCGGGATCTTCCTTGAAACGACCCAGCCCCTTGTCGCGCAAGATGTCGTCGGACGCCGCTACGTCCACCTTATCCCCATGAAATACCAGATACTCTTTCTCGACCCATTTGTTGACGGCCGGACGTGATACCCCGTGCTGGCGGGCGTATTCCGCCTTGGTGGCGAGCTCCATGGACTGCCCCCTGGGGTGTTAACCGGAATTCGATACCCGTAGCTGGAGGCACGATGCGGCAGGGAGCGACACCCGCATGGGGTACCCCCTCCCAGGGGCCCCGTCGATCAGCGTTGGTGCGAGCAATCCCACATTGACACATGGCCGGGCGCCGTACAGTTTCGCTTTCCGAGACGACGGGAGACGCGAGATGGACGCGATGAAGTTGGTTGCCGTAGCGGTGTTTCTTTCCGCGGGCGCCGCCGTCTACTTCCTGGTCGACTTCAAGTCGCTGACCACGCCGCCGGACTACAACGCCGCGATCAAGGACGCTGTGCGACTGACCCTCTCCGACCCGGACTCGGCAAAGTTCCGCAACATCCGCCAAGTGACGCTGGGCTACTGTGGCGAGGTAAACGCAAAGAACCGTTTCGGTGGCTACACGGGCTTTATGCACTTCGTCTACATGAACGGAACGGCCCATTTTCCACTGCCGCACG